TCAACAGTGCGGCCGGCATCGCCCATATCATCAGCAGGCTCTTCAACATCCATTTCGACGTCTTCTTCGCCACCGAGGTCAGCGTCAAGTTCCATTTCGCCTTCTTCTTCGCCGCCGAGTTCGGCGTCAAGTTCCATTTCGCCTTCTACTTCTTCTTCTTCGCGCAGGCGGCTACCAGCGCGGCCAGCATCTACGGGTGAACCGTAACCTGCGGGGCCCTCGCCGCGACCTCGACCGTGGCTTTCGCCCAGTCCTCCGACAAAGCCGGGAGTGAGCGGCTCCAGGCTGGCCAGCTTCATAAATTTACGAACCTGGGCTTCATTTAATAGATTCTTTTTAGACATTTCCGTTTGTTCTCCTAACACATAGTGAATATGCTATTTTTAATTAGTATTTTCCTCTATGAATGTCTTTTTTAATTTTATTAAGGTTTTGTCCAATATCTGCTTAATTCTCACCGTACTGACCTGATGTCTCTTCCCTATTTCCTCCAGCGTCATTGGACCGTGCTTCTTGGAGGCGACAAGTGTACAGTTTTGATCCTCTTCGTACTCTATATATAGACGGCAACCTTTGTTCTTACATCCCTCTTTTAGAAGGAAACACTTCTTTGCACATTCTCTCATAATTCTGGTAACTCCTCTTCTAGTATATCAAATATATTCTCAATGTCTTCGCTTGTTAAAGCCAGGTCCCGAAGGGTTTTTTCACCTTTCAGGCGCAAGTTCCGTGACTTGGTGACTTTCTTTTTGGATTGTACACTTTTATTAAACCTGTAATCATCTAAAAACTCCATAAACAATTTGTCTTTTGCCAAGTAGGATTCAACACAAACTCTAAAAAATTCAGTTTGGCTTTTAAGACCGTCATAGTATAAACGAATTCTCAAGTTTTCTTGGAGCTTTGGCTCAACAAAAAATGCTAACCGATTATGAGTTTCCTCCGTCTTGCTTCTGCTCATTTTGTTAGTATGTGGGCATTGCTCTCGGCTTGTCCACTCACTGTCTGGCGAACAAACTTTGCTTTGCTTTGTAATTCACGAAGGTTCCGCGCTCCAGAATATGAAAACCCACTCCGAATGCCCCTCTCAAGTTCAGCCAAGGTATTGTTCACCGGACCCTTACACGGCACCGTTGTGGCAACTCCCTCTAAGGATGCTGTTTTCCCACGCCAGTCCATCTGTGCGTCTTTGCTAGCCATCCCGCGATAAGTCTTAAACTTCCCTTCGCGTGTGTTTATTACAGCACCAGGAGTTTCGTCAGTGCCTGATAGCAAAGAGCCAAGCATAACGAAGTCAGCCCCAGCTGCCAAAGCTTTGACAACATCTCCCGAGTTTCGGATTCCACCATCAGCAATGATGGGAGCGTTCCGGTCCGACTGCGCACAATCAATAATCGTTTGAAGACCCGGGACACCGTGGCCAGTCTGAACCCTAGTTGAACAAATAGAACCGCCGCCAATATTGCAACGCACACTATCGGCTCCCCAATCGACCAAGTCATTATAACCCTCCAACGTCGCAACGTTGCCCGCTATAATATAAGCCGAGTCACCGAAACGTCGTCGGAGAACGCCCAGCGCTTCCTTCATCATAATGTGATGGCCGTGGGCCACGTCAACACATAGAATTCTACAGCCGGCATTATAGAGAGCCGTTGCTCTATCTATATAGTCTCCGGAAATTCCTATCGCGGCGGCGGCACCGGAGGTTCCGGTAGAATGTATGGCGTCCTTAACATAATAAGCCTGATCCTCTATGGAGTTATATCTATGAATAACGGCCAGACCACCATAATTACACATAGCAACAGCCATTTTAGTTTCTGATATAGTATCCATCGGGCTAGCGATGATGGGAAGATCTAAAGTTGTATTCCCCAAACTAGATTTCAACGACACCTCGCTTCTGCTGAGAATGTTTGAGTATTGCGGGACGAGTAAAACGTCGTTATATGTTAATGCTTCTTTAATCATTCTTCGTTCTCCAACAACTTTGTTAGAAGGCCCCAACATTCGGGACAAGTCAAGCGCACCCTCTCTTCTGTTATGGTTACCTGCCAAGTTTTAACTGTTTCGTGATTTCGTTCGAACAACTTGTCACATAGACAGCACTCCTTGGGGTGCTTCATCATCAGGGAAGCCTGGGTCGCAAGACGCTCTTGGGCGTCTTTTCTTTCCTTCTTCCTCTTTTTGGTGTTGACTTTTCTTATTTTCTTCACTTGCCGGTGGACCCCAACGCTCCGTCGCCACGATTAGAGATGGTAATGGGACACCAATCATAAATGTCTGGTGTATCACTCGCCACAAAACGGGCGTGGACAACGGGCACAATCACTGCCTGCGCGACCTTATCACCCGGTTCAATGGTTCTCCACGTCTGTCCGATGTTATGAAGGTTGACGAACACCTCCCCATCATAACCGCTGTCCACAACGCAGGCGCCCACAAGTAATTGCTGCTGTGCCGCCATACTGGAACGGTTCTTAATCTCCATCATATAGCCGTGCGGAATAGCAAACCGACAGCCAGTTGGGATCAGCACGCTATGTCCTGCCTCAATCCGCATTGCCCGAACCGAAGCATCTTCTGGGCTCCACCGTAGGTCAAGGCCAGCATCGCTCGGGTTGGAACGAGTTGGTGGGAATACATTCTCGTGTATCATATTATATTGTAAAATCATTTTATATCCTTTCTGGGTCGTCTGAAAATATTACATTCACATTATTAAAGTATTTGGTTAGGTAATCTCGCCAATGGAGTTCGGTAGTTAGTTGCAAACAGATCCTGTCATCACCAAACGAACGCAGGTTCCACTTCCGCACCTCTCTCAAAATATCAACCTTGTTGATGATCAAGTCCGTAACACCATTTATATTAATGGCACGCATCAGTGCTCTAATATTAAGCCAGTTACACTGTCTGGGTCGCCCAGTTGTGGCTCCATACTCGTTGCCCACTTGCTGAATTAAATCAAAAATCCTGCTGCTGCCGTGGAACTCTTTTGCTCCGACGTAGGTCTCATAAGCTTTGGTAACTCCGTAAACCCTGCGAACTGCTTGGGGTGGTATTCCATTCAAGAGAGCGCCAGCAGTCGTGCAATGGCTGGAAGTAACATAGGGATAGTCTCCCCAATCAATGTCCAAACCAAATCCCTGCGCGCCTTCGCACAGAACAACTATTGGATCAATCATTGAATTATACAATTCTTCGTGTAAATCAATAATATAGGAACCCTCCACAAGTTCCGGCACCTCTTCGGCTCGGAGTCCCACACGAGCATACTTGTCACGATATGCTGGGCCATTGCCGCGCTTGGTCGTTCCAATGCTGGTGTCCCTATTATCCTCTTCCAGGTGTTCCTGTGTGATAACGTGGGCATTCTTGGCCACATAAAGGAGGCCAGTGGGGTCTATCCCGTTTTCCTTCAGTTCCTCTATTTCTCTCATAAACTGCTCAAGGTTCACCACACACCCGGCGCCTATTATAGACTTCACTCCAAAAAATACTCCCGCAGGAATATGATGAGTTACAAACTTCTTGCCCTTGTGGTAGATGGTATGACCAGCATTACACCCTCCGTTAAAACGAAGGCAGTGAGTATACTCGCCAGACTTCAAGAGATGATGGGTTACTTTTCCTTTGCCCTCGTCACCGTAGGACAAGCCAACAACTATATCTGCTATCATGGTAGTATACAATCCATTCGCGGGGCCTTTATTTCTTTTTGGAAAACTATAACGCAAGAGGGGAAAGGTGCTGCGTTGGTGCTGCCACCAAACTTGAGCCTTCCCTTTACAAAATAAATCTTTTCTGCTTTCATACAGTAATCGTGCCAATACTTTGTATCCGTCCTGGCAGGGATCAAGCACACCACTGTGGTGTCCTCTTTGAGGCTTTCCTCATAGGCTTTTTTAAGCCAATGCTTTATGCCGCGGCCATAGGGAGGGTTCATAAAAACCGTTTCCCCAGCCCAGCTTTGCTCCAAGCCGTTGTCGTCAATGGTAAAGTATTTATCACACTTGTGATCTGCGTGGCTTGCACACGGATCCAAAGTGAAGTTATAAGTTTTATTTAACTTATCATAAAATTC